CGCTCTAATGGCTGGTCTTTTACCATTTGACGTGTCTGCCTATGATGAACCAGCGGCCGAAACTAATGTTGCGGAAGACAAGTAGATCAAAGCAATCTGGCTAGATATTTGACACGCTTGTAAAGTCGTATGCGTGTAAATTATCTGATCACAAAAGTCTTTATTAGGCAGTCGCTGCTCGACAGCGAAGGCGAATTGGTCGCGGATGCCCAGCTTGCGTTGGATGCCTTGCAAGCTTTGCAGCTGGGCAATTACACCACCAGCACCGATTCCGATACTACGCTAATCGCGACCTCTGAAGCTGGCAAAACATTTCAGTTCCAAGTAACACCAGGCTTATCGCGGCTCCAGATCATGGGCTATTGCGAAGAGGCAATGGCACGCATTCAACTATGGATTGATAAAAATGCGATCAGAACAGTACCACTCTCAGCTGCCGCACTAGTGCCAGCAATTTACGCTGGCTTATTAACTAAGCGAACTCGCACACGTCCGTCTTTCTGCTAATCCCATGACTACAATACTTGATTCCTTCGGCAATCCCGCAGCACTTCCACCGCGCGCATCAGCTTCGATTCGTGGATGGTCACCCGGTGGCTATAATGCCGCAGCATGGTCGCCTGATCGTGCTAGAATTACCAACGCCGCAACTGATTCGTCACGCGACATCACACCCTTTACGCGTGGCCAGATTGATCGTATTGCTCGATACTTGTGCAAGAACAATGGCATGATCAAGGGTTTGAAACTGGACTTTGTAAAGTACGTGATTGGTCCAGGTATCTTTCCTTATGCAGACTCAGGCGATGAAGGCTGGGATGAAGCAGCAGATGAGTGGTTTATGGATTGGGCCGAGATTTGTGACATTAGCGGCCGCATGTCTTTCTGGGGTATGCAGCGCGCACGTGAATCGAACCGTTTTGAGTCTGGCGATGTATTTACCATATTGACGCAAAAGCCTTCAGGCTATCCACAGCTTAAACTGGTGCGGCCTCATAACGTCCGAAGTGATGGCGAAGATGGATACAATGATGGCATCAAGGTTGACCGACACGGAGCCAGTCAGCGTTTTAAGTTTCTCCAGCCTGATGGCACATATCGCACATTACCGGCAAGATCAGTCGATCACTCGATGATGATGGAAGCCGGCGACGAAGTGCGTCAAGTGTCAGCCCTGCATGCAGCAATTGAACACTGCCAAGACAGCGCTGAGATACTTGGATTTGAGAAGCTGGCAATCAAAGATCACAGCCGAGTGTCGCGCGTTATCAAAAAGGATTACAACGGCTACGAAGACGAAGACGATGGCAGCGATGTTGAAGCACAATTGGAAGCCCTTGCAGGAGGATCGCCGCGTGATATGTCATCGGTTCCTTATGAGAAGGTTGTTGGCGGCGAAATTATTAGATTAAACACAGGCGAAGATATGAGCAGCTTTGCAAGTGATCGACCTGGCACTGCCTTTTCTGGCTTCCTAGAGCTGCTCGGCCGCGAAGTCACTGCTTCAACTGGCTGGCGTTACGAGTTTAGCTGGAATCCAACTGGCATACCCGGAACTGCAATACGTCAAATCTTAGACTCAATCTCTCGGACCGCACTACTTCGCCAGACATGCGAAATTCGCAGCACGCACCGCTTGCGTAACTACGCGATTGCCAACGCTATCGAGCGCGGAGAACTTGACCCACATCCAAACTGGTATCGAGCAGACTACATCCCCGGCGCTCCAGATCCTTCAATCGACAAAGGCCGAGATGGCAAGCTTGAGATGGCGCAAGTCGAAGCTGGCTTACTTAGCAGAAAAGAGTTTCACGGACGCCGTGGTAAGAGCTGGCGCCGAGTTGAGGCGCAAATACTTAAAGAAACTGAACGCACCAATTCTAATGGACTTGATCCAGAAAGCCCGAATGTTGCTGTTGATAACACTGAAGCCAAGACAAAGGTTGATGCGTATGGTATTGGCGTACGTGCTGGCGTAATCACTCCACAGGAAGATGACGAAAACTACCACAGAGACTTGCTTGGGTTACCATCTGCTAGCAATGCAGTCAAAAACTCATGGGAAGAAGACGGCGGTGCGCGTAGGCCAACTACTATTACAGCGCAAGATGAGCCAAACACTGAAAGCGAACCAACTGAATAAATCTTTATGCCAAACTATCCTCACATATTAGCACGCCTGCGCCGAACAGTCTGGGCGTCCACTCCAGAAACAGTTGACGCGGTCAGCGCTTTACTTGATGCAGCGATGTCTGGTGGGCTTAATTCTGATCTAACTGAGCAAACTAATGATCGCAGGATGCCAGCTATGAGCGCTCAAGCAAATAGCATGTTTGGCGAGAACACCGCTGAGTCGGCCCCATACCACATGCATGGCAGCACTGCGGTGATCCCTGTATTTGGCGTGGTCGGTAAGCACCTTTCATCAATGGAGATATTGTGCGGCGGGCTTGATGTTGATGCGCTGTGCAGTGTAGTTGATGCCGCTGTTGCAGATGAATCAGTTGAGCAAGCAGTGCTTTGGTTTAATTCACCAGGTGGAGTTGTTACTGGCGTCCCTGAAGCAGCGCGCCGGATTGCGGCGGCTAACAAGCACAAGAAATTTTATGCCTACACAGATGGCATGTGCTGCTCGGCCGCTTATTGGCTGGCCGCACAATGCGAGCATATCTTTGCTGCGCCTTCTAGCGATGTTGGCAGCATTGGAGTATATCTCAGCTGGATTGATCAAACTGATGCCGCTCTTGAGCAGGGGTTGAAACTTGAACTAATTAAAGCTGGCGACTTCAAAGCAATGGGACACCCGCTTCAGCACCTAAGTGATGAAGAGCGCAATATGCTCCAAGCTGAGGTTGATGAAATCTGGGATATGTTTAAAGCCGCATGCACAGCTACTCGGTCCCTTGATGATAGCACAATGCAGGGCCAGACCTTCAGCTATGACTCACAACTTAGCTCTGGACTAGTTGATGCCCACATTGATAGCATTGGCGAATTACTCGCCGATCTGGCCGCTGCTAGTTGACACCCTCCCGAACCTAGAAACTAAACCCACACTCAAAATGCCTAAATTCATATCCAACGAACGTCTCGCTTATTTTACGAGCCTCGAAACCGCCGCACAAAACATTGTCGGTGCTGATTCCAATCTTGAAGATTGCGCAGACGCATCTGAGCTTGAAGCGTTACTTACTACTGAACAGCCTGACCTGCAAGCAATCGGCGATGCCGCTTGTGATACTTTGTTTGCCGATGCTGGCATCGAACGCGGCGAAGACGAAAGCCACGAATCTGCGCTGGCTCATCACCTAGCAGAGTTTGCGTTGGCAAAATCTTCACTTGAAGAGCTTACAGCAAGCATCAATGCAGCAGGATTAACACTGCCAGTTGCTTCTGCTGATAACGATATCACTTCAGAATTTATTACAAGCTGCATATCTGAGCAACTCGAAACAATGATCAGCAATAAATCAATTGCAACAGTCGCCGCTGCGGGTGCAACTACTGACGAGACTCCGGAAACATCTGAGACTGACAACACACCTCAGACTTCCAGCGAGATTGTCGCGCACTACGGCACTCTGACTGGCAGCGCACGTACTTCATATTTTGCCGCTAATAAAGCCGCCATCATGGCCGAGCTTACAAGCTAACATTCTCCCGCCGCTCGCGGCATTTCACACTAAAACCACCTCACAAAAATGGCTAATACATATCCAGCAGCAACTCTCGCTGATATCATCATGTCGTCGGAAATGCTTGCGCTTCAAAACAAGCACCTTCCTTTCGATAAATTCTGCACCGATTTTTCCAACGAAGCTGTTGCAGTTTCTCCAAACGGAACCGGCGCACGCTCTACTATTCAAGTTGATCTTGTCGGCTCTGGCTCGACCGTTCAAACTAACCCAACCAACTATGAGTCTGGCGATGCCAGCGTCACAGCTGTTTCGGTTGCAATGAACGAATACAGCTCAGCTTTTCACATCACTGCTGCCGAGCGCAACAGTGGCCGCAAGCTTGAAAAACTGCTTGGCGTTAATATGCACGGAGTTCTCGACAAGCTTGATTCTGTTGCATCTGCATTGTTTACTACTGCCAACTTTGGTGCTGCTGTTCTTGATAAAGATCCAACAACAGTAACAGCTGCTGATATCAAAACTCTGATCGCAGCCTCTGGCAAATACAACCAGCGCAACCTTATCACTGATGCAGTTTTCTGGGCGCAGTTTGCCGCTACTAGCGACAAGAACAGCCTCGGCGTAATGGACGGAGCATACGGCCTCGATTCCATGAACTACGCAACAGACTGGTCAAACGCTGGCACAAACGTTAATGGCATCATTGCTGATTCCACAG